GAAGGATCGTCATTTAATAGACCTGGGTTAGTTCCTGTTTGACTTGCGCCTGAAGATGCAGTTGAATCACCAGCAGCGTTTCTGCTTGTGAAATCTGTATCAGCTTCGTCAAATAGAGCTTCAGTTCCTGATTGGTTAGTGTATCTGCTTCTCATAGCAAATATTAAACCAGTTGGACCTGTCATAGGCTGAACACCGCAAATGTCATACGCAATTAGGTTTGGCATTGCTCTTCTAACTAATGAGATCAAAATTGGATCCCAGTTAGAAATTGATGCGCCAGTTGCGTTTGTAGGAGCGGCTTCAGACATAAATGCTCTGTCTTCTTTTAGAGCTCTTTCTTGGTTTTCCAAGATTGTAGCTGTAACGGCACGTCTGTAAGAATCACTGATTTTTGGTAAATCAGGGTGTTCTAGGACAGGCTGCCATTTTTTTTCGTAAGTTTCAGATAAGTACATATCTTTTCTCTCCCTATATTATTTAACCGACAATTTAATGTCTTTTGTTTTACTTATAGCGGCACTATAAGCAGCCATAGCGTTTGTTAAATCTGCTGGTTGCTCAGCAGATTCGCCTGCCGCTACATTATCTAATCCATCATTGGACTCAACTTTTTTTCCAAAGTAAGACTCTTTAATAGTGTTTACTTTCTTTTTAAAGTCTTGTTCAGATGAATACTCAACTTCTTCCGCAAGTTTGTTGAATTTCTCTTTAGCAGTATCAGCTAAATCTGAAGACGCCTCATCAATGATGTCTTGTCTTTTAAATTCGCCAATAGCTTTATTTTGTTCAACATTCTTTTCGATCTGTTCGTTGAGTTTTTTCTCAAGCTCTTCGATTTTATCAGCTTGATCTTCAAGTACATTGTACTTTTCATCAGGTACATCTATATAATGGTCTTCAAATAATTTTTTCAAACCAGATATAAAGTCCTCTGCGATCTCGCCTTTAATACCTCTCTCAATAGCAATTTTGTTTTCTTGCATCCATTCCTCAACAACGTAGTTAAGGTAACTGTCTACTTTTTCAACTAATTCTGCTTTTTGAGATTCAATTTCTTCTTTTATTTTTTCTTCATAGCCAGCTTTCAACTTCATTTTTGCTTCTTTAACTTTTGAGTTAACAGCAGCTTCAAATATTGTTGCAGCTTTTGCTTTGAAATCTTCAGATAAGTCTTCATCTTTAGTTAAAGCTTCAACGTCTGCAGATACATCAATTAAATCTTCATCAGATTCTTCTTTCATATCTTTTTTCTTTTCGTCTTCGTGTGACATTTCTTTTTTAGATTTCATACCATAACCTTCTTCTTTATCTTGCTTCTTTTTCAAAGCGTCTAAAGCAGCTTGTGGCATTTCACCTTCTTTAACTTCGGATTTTTTCTCATCAGCTTTAGTTTCTTCTTCCTCTTTTAACTTAGGCATTGCGTCAGCAGCACCTTGAGCTTTTTGTTGAGGATCACCAGAAACTTGTTTTACACCTTTAGATGCGTTAGGATTACTGTCTGTTGGTTTAACAACAGCTGCGCCTAAATCTTCATAATCACCTTTTAGGTGAGAAGGTTCAGCCGCTACAGCATTCTTCTTAGGAGCATCAGCTTGTGGGTTAGCAGCATTTGCTTCCACCACTGCTTTCTGTTCCATCGCCTCTAGTTTTTTTTCTGTTTCGGCCATTGAAAATCTCCCTTTTTAAAATTAAACGTTTAATTTTCTTGTTATTAGATATTTATATTTTATAGTTTTTTAAGAAACGATTCAAAGACTTTTATCTTTTTTTCTTCTAAACTTCTTTGTTTGGCTCTTCTAATTTCGTTTTTCCAAGCCTCTATATTGACTTCTTTTAACATACCGTTATCCCATACCCACTCTTTATTTTCCATAATACCTTCAACGAAAGCATCGGGAGCAGATGGATCAGCGACTATATCAGCGGCTGTAGCAAGATAAAAGTCGTCTTTAACATAGTTTGTACCGTTTCTTTGGATTAAAGACCCCATACCTCGACTTGAAACGCCTAATTGAGCGCCCTCATCTATAAGACCTTTAACGATCTTACCATATGGTGTGTCCATAATCTTTGCTTCACCAATAAAATTATTACCCTCTGGATATAGTTTTTTCACCATATGTGATACTCTTTCCAGATTTACAGTTGGTCCGTCAGGATGCCCTAACTCACCAAA